TTCGTATTTTCTATGGGTCATCTACTGCTGATATGATTGGTTTAAACTGTATTAGTGCTATTATTGATGAGGCAAATTTCTTCGGTGATAGTAGTGGTTCTGAAGTGAATATGGGTGATGTTGAAGAATTATATAATGCAGTCTTATCAAGAACTTCATCACGTTTTACATCTAATGGTGTTAATAATTCTTTAAATCTTGTTATTTCATCATCAACATTTAAAACGTCAATGACTTCGAAGTTATATGAAAAATCATTGACTGATCACTCAATAAAGTATGCACGTGCTAGACTATGGGATATTAAGCCAAAAGGAACATATTCTGATGAAACTTTCTTTGTATTTGCTGGTAATGATAAATTTGATCCATTTATTATAGAAAGCACATCAGATTTAAGTGTAAAATTAGGAATTAGTTTAGACCCATCACTTTCAATTAAAGAAGCTATAGCTAGATTATCACAAGAATATAGAAATTTAATTGATGAAGTGCCTATTGACTTTTATCCAAACTATTCAAATAATGTAATACAAGGTCTTCAAGACTTTTCAGGCATGTCTGTCGCGTCAACAGGTAAATTATTCTCATCACGATCAGTTTTTGAATCTTGTATCGATGAAAATATTAAACCATTATTCACTAAACATGAATTTACAGTTGAAACGATGAATGATGATCCGTCAAACTGTATTCAATATTATTTAAATGGTATTGAATTTCCGCATAAAGAATGCCCAAGATATTTACATATAGACATTGGTGTTAGCAATGACGCATACGGTCTTGCATGTTGTTATAAAAATGGAAGCAAACTAGTTGATGGTGTGGAAGTCCCAGAATTTTATTATGATTTTACATTAAGAATTGTTCCACCACCAGCGCCTAAACGTGTATCTATTTCAAGATGTCATGAGTTTATTAAATATATGCGTGATGAATTAGGTCTAACAATAGGATTAGTTTCGTTTGACCAATTTCAAAGTGAATCAAGCCGACAATATTTAAATGAACAAAATATTAAAACAGTCTATCAGTCAGTAGATAAAACTGATACACAATATTTGTTCTTTGTTGATTGTTTATATAAAAATTGTGTACATTTCAGTAGAGAATTTGCAGACTCAATACATAAAGAATTATTTGATTTAATCTGGTATCGTTCAAAACATAAGGTGGACCATCCATCTGGTGGCACTGCGAAAGGATTTAATAAAGACCAAATGGATGGTATTGTTGGAGCATTATATAATGCATATACTACAAAAGAAACATTTTCAAATCCAAATGATATTTTAAATTTATCACTATTTAATTCTGAAGACTATAATTATTTATTAAATATAGACAATAATGAAAATTTATTAGATTCTGATTTAAATGGAATTAAATTTATTTCATCAAAAGATTTATTATAATATCAATATAAATATACAGCACATGAGTCGATTAATCTGCACCTGACTCAAATTAAGCTTAATAAGCTCTACAAATATATTGTATGAAGACTAATCATCCATACAATTTATTTGTAGGGCTTTTATTGTATATAGGTGTTGTTATGAATCAAAAAGAATGGAAGAAATCAGATAAATTTCCTGGTAAATATGAATGGTATAATAAAACAAGAAAATTACAAAGATCTTTACAATTTAATACAGATAAAGATGCTAAAGTAATTCATCACTTAAGAGATACAGAAGAACAAAGAAAATATAATGATGAACATTATGAATTATGGGGACATAATTTAGATGGCACTTTTGAATACGGTAAATATGTAATTTTTGTTACGAAAGAAGAACATACTGAAATTCATAAGCGTTCAGAAGAAACTAGAAAGAAAATGAAAGAAAATAATGTTAAAAGCATGCTTGGAAAGCATCATTCTGAAAGTGCCAAGTATAGCATTAGTAATAGTCTTAAAGGTATTAAAAGATCTGATGAAACTAAAAAGAAAATAGGTTTAGCAAATAAAGATAAAGTAATATCACAAAAGACTAGAGATAAGATAAGTGAGTCTATTAGCAAAATTATGACACCAGAGCATAGAAACTTTATAAGTGAAAGAGTTAAAGAATCTATGACAGATGAAATTCGAGCAAAGTGTAGTAAAGCACAAAAAGAAAGATTCGCTAATATGACTGAAGAAGGAAAATTAGCTTTTAATGCAATGTGTAAAGAAGTTAACAATCGTGAAAGTGTTAAACTTGCCAATAGTATAGCTCATAAAGAATTATGGCAGAATGAAGAATATAGACAAAAACAAATAGTTGCACATATAGGTAAATTAGCTACAGAAGAAACTAAAGAAAAATGTCGCAAAAATACTTTAGCGCTTTGGCAAGATGAATCATATAGAAAGAAAGTATCAGATGCATTAAAAGCCAAGGGACATACAAAAGAACATGATGATAAAGTGAGAGAATCTCGTAAACAAATGAGCGAGGACTATAAGAAGTATAAAGCTGAAGGTGGTGAACTTAAATGGAATGACTATCAAAAATGGTATAAAGAAAATAATAAGTAGGCATGTTATATAATGCACATACAACAAAAGAAACATCTGTAAATCCAAATGATATTTTAAATTTATCACTATTTAATTCTGGTGACCTTAATAATTATGCAGAAATACCAATTGATGATATTGATTACTCAAATATAGGGATAAAACGTGTTTCACTAAATGAAATCGATAATCCATTATTACTTAAAGGCGATATATAGTATTATTTGTAAAAATTAAAAATGTATATAATATAGCTTATAATATATCTATTTAGTGTATATTATAAGCTATATTTTTATATTAAGATATACTTAGTGGAGGCGATTAAAATGTCATTTAAAAAACGGCTATTATTAGAGCGTAAAGTTAAATATTTAGAAAAATTATTAAATGAAAAAACTGTAACACGTGGTAGTGATAGTAAAGCTTTTAAATTCTGGAAATACCTACGTGATGAAGGTCCTAAAACTCGACCTGAAATTAGGAAACATTTTGGCTCATCAAGTATCATTCTTGACATGGTTAAAGATGGCGCGGTGTTTAGTAATGGTAATTTATATGAATATAATCCTGATTATAAATGGGATGATATTGGTGTAATTCCAAGACCAGGTCAAGATATGACACGATCACTTGCAGATGATGAAATCGATGATTTAGATGATGACGCATTAGCATCTGATTATTTTACTAATTTAAATGATGTTTATAAAGCATTAGAAAGTGGTGATTCTAGTGATATAGAACACGCTATTAAAGAATTTGCAAATGATATAACTAATAAACCAAAAATTCAAAATGTATTATTAACACATGCAGCAAATGCAAATATTGGTGCATTTAAATTATTATTTGGTGACCCAAATATTAAACTAACACCAGATGAAGCACGTGTTTATGGTGTTAGCGACAGAGATGTTTCAGCGATGTGCGATAGATTTAAAAATGTTGCACAACAACTAGATGGTGAAAATGGATTAATTGCACAAGTAGTTAATAATTGTAGACCTGAAACACAAATGGCATATATGTATATTATTCGTTATTTAATGAAAAAATTTAATATGCCAATTGAAACATATCATTTTATTAATGCTATTAAAAATAAATGTTACAATTTAGCTACTTATTTATATGGAAAATTAGATCTAATTGATGTATTTACAATAGATGAATTATTGTCATATATTGATGAGTTGCCAAATGAATTGCTAAACCTTATTATTGACGATTTAAATAATAAAGAATCAATTGATGAGCTCGGTCAACTTTTCATATATGCATTAAAAAATGATGATAAATTGTTTAATACAATTAAAACAAAAGTTGGTATTCGAACACCATTTGGTAAATGTTTAGTTCAGTATGTTAAAGATAATGATAAAGAAGCTGCTGAAATTTTAAATGATAAATTGTTAAATAATTTAATGTCTAAATTAAATCTTTAATAAAAGATAAGGCACTCTTAAGAGTGCCTTATTTTATATATCTAATTTACATAGATTTATTTTAATTATCATTAATAAACATTAAGAGATTGCATTATGAATATAACAGAGAAATTAAATCATATTGAGCATAGAATTTTAAAATTAGAAAAGAAAATATATGAAGGTAAACAGGTAGGTGATATTTACCATGTATGCACTATAGATTCATATCTAAAATGGATTAAACCTAATGATACACTTGGTGCTTCTGGACAATATAAAAATTGGCTGCATAATGCTGAAACTGATTGGGTGTCATTTACAAGAAATCGACAATTTACAGTTAAAACTGATGATGTAGAAGCTGAAAACGTTTTATTACAAATTGTTGTTGATGGTGATGCTTTATCAAATAGTTATAGAATAGGTCCTTATAATGATTTTGCATGGGATGTAGAAGGCGAAAAAGACGATACATGGGATTATCATGAAGAGCGTGAGAGTGAGGAAGCTGTAAAAGGACCAATTAAAAATGTTTCCAGATATATAAAAGAAATTAGATTTGATGTGCGCTCATTAGATGCTGAAACGATTGAATTAATAAATCTAACCATTCAAAATGAGCCATTTAAATACTTTAACTTTATAAAAGACAAAAAATATTTGACAGAGTATTTATTAAAACAGTCTGGCGTTAAGAATGGAATGTCTGTTAAACAATTTCTAGCTGCAGTTAATAATGATGCCGTTAAAGCAGGTATGGTATTCAATAATAATTTAAATGAGGTTAGAGAAGCAGTTGAGACATATAATTGCGATATTAATAAATCATATGATAAAGTTGGATATCCGTTAATTTACCACTGCAGAGCACAAAATGCAGACATTGTAAATTATTTATTAACACATGGTGCGGATCCTAATATTGAGGATAATGGTAAAACACCACTTATAATCACATCACTTAAAGATAATGCTGATATAGTAAAAATGCTTATAAAAGCTGGGGCAGACGTTAATGCTAAAGATGGATTCGGAAGAACAGCTTTATCATGGGCAGTCGTTGGTAATTCAAGAGAGGCTGCACGCATACTAATAAATAATGGTGCTGATATTAATGTTAGAGATAATAGAAAGTTAACACCACTAAATCTAGCGCCTGATATGCGTATGGTTAGATTGTTAACTGAATTTGGCGCTAAAGAATAATAAATTTATATGTATATAACTATATAGTGATTTCATTATATAGTTATATTTTTATATATGGTATATTATGCTTGATTTTAGACCAAAGAAATTCAATGAAGTTGTTGGATGCGAGTCAAATAATAAATTACTGTTATCTGTTGCAAAGAATGATGGCCCATCCACGTATATCTTTGCCGGCGCCTATGGATGCGGTAAAACAACATCAGCAAGACTGTTTTCGAAGGCTGTAAATTGCACGCATCTAACAGATGATATATGTGGTGAATGTGCTTCATGTAAATGCAATATTGACGATAATCCATGCTATTCAGAATTCGACTCATCATTAGTTAATCGTGTTGACAACATTAGAGATTTATATGAAGATCTCATGTACGTTCCAGCAGGTAAAAAGCGTGTTATAACATTTGACGAATTCCATCTTACAACTAGAGCTGCACAATCAGCATTATTGAAATTATTTGAGGATGCGCCTAAGAATATCTACTATGTGTTATGCACAACCGAGAAGAACGCAATCTTACCAGCAATTATATCAAGGTCATTGACATTAGAGTTTAAAACACAGCCTAAAGATGCAATTATAGAAAATATAAAGTCTATTGCTAAAACAAAAGACATTAATATATCAGATAAGGCCGCAGATTTAATTGCGTTGCGTTCAAAAGGCCATTTGCGTGATGCTCATAAATTGTTTGAGAAATATTTATTATTAGGCGAAGATGACTTTCTAAACGCAGAGGAATCATGCTACATTTATATAGCAAAGTACTTTGCAAACATTTTATGGCTTATTAAAAATTCGCGTGCAAGTTCGGATGATATTAAGAAACATAAATCTGTTATGGTTGAACTTGCAAACAAAATTATGAGTGCCCCTATTGCACTCGTTAAAGATGATTATCAAAATTTCTTTTTCGATCTTGCAAAGAAAACATTTGATAAAGATCTTAATGTTGAGCCTATTGTTGAAGCTATTGTAAAAGCATACGACGCAAGATCGATTATGAACTTATATAAAGTCGCGCTTGATGATTTTACAATAAGCTCATTTGACAATGACATTCGTTTTCAAACAGCATTATACTCAATTTACCAAAGATTACTTATGGGCATTTAATTATGTCTAAAATAAATATAATAATATATTAGAATTATAATATCATGTAGACAAAATAAATTCACAAATATTAAATTTCTCTACTTTAGAGCGAAAAAGATATGAATAAGAAATTAGAATCAAGAATAGCTTGTTTAGAAAAATTGCTTTTAAATAAAGAGCATGCTAAGAATGAAAGTGTAGATGCAGTAGCTGATGCTATCTATAGTGCTGCAAATGATATTCAGCGAGTGTGTCAATCTTTAGCAGTTGTTATACAGGCTGCAAAAGAAGTAAATTTACCTGAAGTTGAAAATGCTTTATCTTTGTGTGAAGATGATTTCCCACAAAGATGGATTGATAGATATAATAGAATTTTAAGTAGAAAGTGAGGTATACTATGGATAAGAAATTAGAAACTCGTATTCGTCGACTTGAACGTTTAATAAAAAATGAAAGTGTAGAAACAAACCGTGTTGCAAAAGATTCTATTGACAATATCATGGTTGAAATTGATACATTAGATTCTGTTGCTGGTGAATTTGGTGAAAAATTTGTTAATCAGCTTTATAAAGTTAAACGCGATTTAGATCTACTTGACAAAATGGTAAAAATTGGTATGTCACGTGATATTGAAATGTCAAATGAAATTTGGTGATACAATGAGAAGTCTAACATTAGAATATCGCATTGCAAAACTTGAAAGATGTATTAAAAGAATTATGAATGAAAAGAAGGTTTATAATTCTTTTATTAATAAGGCCTATGATTTACTTACTAATTTATTAAATGATAAAACAGCTAATAGCGATAATTTGTCTATAAAAGATTTAAATCCACAGGAAATAAATCATAAGCAATATGGAAAAGTTTTACGCGTTAATAGAAATAATTTAAATCTTGCTAGTCCAAAATTTAAAGATGCTATTGATAAATGGATGCATAAAAATAAAGGTTACAAATGGGCTTTCTGGTGGGCCGGTAATGACAATGAATTAATGGACATTGTTGTTTATACTGTTGAAGAAAATGACTAATAATTTATATTAAATTATATATAAAATTTAATACCTACAATTAAAATAAAAGGTGTATACTATTAAGTTGTATTAATAGTGTACACCTTAATTTTATATAAAGGATATATTATGATAGTTTCAGTATGTGGTTTAATAGGATCAGGTAAATCAACATTAGTTAAAAATATAGCAAATAAAAATAACTTTATAGAATTCCAAGAGCCTGTAGAATCAAATCCATTTCTTGAATTATATTATAAAGATCCAAGTAGATGGTCTTATGCAATGCAGATAAATTTATTATTTGAGCGATATAAGCAAATGCAAGAAGCTTATTTTAGATCATTGCGTGGTGAAAATATTATAGTGGATAGCACGATATATTCTGATAGTGCATTTGCTATGGTTCAAAATTGGGAACATTATTTTACAAAAGAAGAATATAAATCATATCTAAATATTTACGAAGTTATTAATTCACATACTGTTTATCCTGATATTTTAATATTTCTTTATTTATCGCCTGAATTAGCACTAGAAAGAATTGCAAAACGATCAAGAGATTGTGAGTCAAATATTCCAATAGAATATTTACAAAAATTATTAGTAGCATATCAAAATGTATTAAGTAAATTAAATAATCATACTAATATAGTATATATTGATGCAAAAATGAATGAAAATGATGTATATAATACTGTAATTAATATTATTAATAAACACAAGTAAATTATATTATCAAATATTATCAATAAATATAAAAAATAATAGTAAAGGATGTATATTATATTATAATATTAATATATAATATACATCCTTTTATTTTACTTAATTTTAAATTATAACAATAGGAATACAAAATGGAAATTATTAATTTAACTGATGCAAATTTTGATGCATGTATAAATAATGTTTCATTACCAATTATGGTTGATTTTTATGCTACATGGTGTGGGCCTTGTAGAGCATTATCATCATTTATAGACAAAATATATAAAGAGTGTGATGGTAAATTAAATATTGCAAAATGCGATGTAGAACAAGCATCAAATATTGTAGAAAAATATAATATTGGTAATTTACCATGTGTAATCTTTTTTAATGATGGAAAAGAATTTGATAGAATTGTTGGATTTAATCAGATAAAAACAAGAGAAATAATCGATTCAATTTTATCTGATAAATTAAAATTTGTTTAATTGAGGCCATAAAATGAAAGAGTATAGTTTATCAGATATTCGCGACAAATCAGCAACTGTGATTATTGCTTACACAATTAGAGCTATGAATAATTGTGGATTTTCAAAAATGCAAGTAGATCATTATATTAAAATGATTAAGGATCTTAGTTATAATGAACTTGTAGATTTGAGTAATTCGATATTAAGCACATGTAATGACTATATTAACGATTTATATAATGATACTAATGAATGGTATAATATGAAAAGAACATTAGAACAACGTGTTGCAAGATTAGAAAGACTTATTAAAAATGAAAGCAAAGATAGTCTATACGCAGCAATAGATGAATTTTTAGACGAACAAAATTGTGATGAGTATGGTTTAATGAGTATAGCAAATTATGATGATAAAGAGTACTTTGATGATTTGCGTAAATACCTCATCCGTCATGGTTTTAGTACTGAATACATTTCTAAAGAATGGGATGATATTGAACAAACAATGATGATGGCAGCTGACAATAGAATTCTTACAGGTAACTATGATAAAGGGTATATTGAGTGGTAAATATGAAAAACACTAGAAGCAAGAATTGCAAGATTAGAAAAATTATTGAGTAACAAAAATGAAGATTTTGATGAAGATAGAATAAAATTTAAGAATGCGTACGGGCGTGCATGTAAGAATTTATCAGCATGTATTGTTAGTCTTAATGAAATGTACAGTTTAGGCGACTCAATGAATCTAACTCATGATGTTGGTAATATTATAGAAAAATGTGAAGAAGTGATGAATTATTTATTTAATATGAATCGCTATATTAAATAGCATAACATTTAAATTAAACTAATAAAGGATGTATATCTAATTTGCAGGTATACATCCTTTTTATTTTACTTATTTACTGGAGCAAATTAATGAAAGATTTAGAAGTTTTAAATTTAATTAGAAATGAAAGTGATAGACAAAAACATACACTTAGAATGATTGCATCTGAAAATGAACCATCAAATGATGTTCGTTATGCACTTTCATCATGTTTTGTATCAAAATATTGTGAAGGTTATCCTGGAAAAAGATATTATCAAGGACAGGAAAACGCTGATAAACTTGAAAGTTTATGTATTGAACGGGCAAAGAAGGTGTTTAATTTATCTGATGATTGGCATGTAAATGTTCAACCTTATAGTGGTAGTCCTTGTAATATTGCAGTATATTTAGCATTATGCAATGTTGGTGATAAAGTTGTTGGTTTAGGTCTTAATTCGGGAGGACATTTGACACACGGACACAGCGCAAATTTTACAGGTAAATACTTTGAAACACATCAATTTGATGTAGATGAAAAGACTGAGCTTATTGATTATGATAAACTAGAAAAATTTGTTTGTGATATTCAACCTAAGATGATGATTATTGGAACAACTGCGTATAGTAGAACTCTTGATTGGAAAAGATTAAGAGATATTGCTGATAAGGCAAATTGTTATTTCGTAGCAGATGTTGCACATGTAGTTGGATTGATTGCAGGTGGTGCATATCCTTCGCCAATTCCGTATGCTGATGTTGTTACAATGACAACACATAAAACACTTCGTGGACCAAGATCAGGAATGATACTATGTAAAGATGAACTCGCGAAGAAAATAGATAGAGCTGTATTTCCTATGGGAGTACAAGGTGGACCGCATATGAATCAGATTGCTGCTCTTGCTGTTGCTTTAAATGAAGCTAATACTGATGAATTTAAAGAATATGCAAATCAAATTATTAAAAATGCTAAAAAATTATCAGATTTACTACAACATATTTATGGATTTAAAGTTATATCTGGTGGGACAGACTCACACTTATTAGTTGTAGATGTTTCATCAAAAAATATTGATGGCAAAACAGCAGCTGTAGCATTAGAAAAAGCTGGAATTGAATGTTCGTTTTCAACAATTCCTTATGATAAAAATCCGCCAGCAAAAGGTAGTGGAATTCGTTTGGGTACAGTTATAGTTACTGGTAGAGGAATGAAAGAAGATGATATGATTCAAATTGCAGCATATATTAATAAAGTATTAGACAATTACAATAATGATGCTGTTTTATTATCAGTAAAAGATGAAATTGCTAAATGGCTAGATAAAATTAATAAATAATTTATATAAGGAATACAAAAATAATTAGACATAAAACAAATAGATTTGAATCATACCGACTTATGCTTGAACGTCGTGTTGCAAAACTCGAAGAGGTGCTTGATTCAAGTAATGCACAATATGTATACCAAATCCATTCAACTATGGCAAATGATAATTTTTATTTTATATCAAATGATGAATTATTATTAGAGCCTCTAATTAATAAGATTTCAGATTTATTTTTTAAATCAATGAACCATGACGATTATGATGATGAATGTGATGCAATGTTTGATGAATTAATGCAGCTTTGTGATGCTAATGGTATTAAATATCAAGATGATATTGGTGAGCCAGTAGATCTTGACGAAAATGCTATAGTTATAAAAAGAACTAATATGCGATTTTAACGTTAATATCTAATAATTAACGTTAGACAATGTTAGCAATGATGAAGTCATAACTTCAGTGAGAAATGAAATCTCAACTTGGCTAACTGATTGCTTCTAATAAATATACCGTAAAACGAATATCTATATTTTTATATAGAATTTGTTTTACGGTTTTATTATATGAGGCTCACTATGATATTAAAATCAATCGCTTCATTCTGTAGAAATTGTTTAAATAGTATAAAAGAAAACAAATGCAATGAAGCTAATGTTGCAACTGGGCCAATCATTTCGGGGCCTGAGACAATCGAATTAACTATACATAAGCC